GGCCCTGCAAGAGCTTCTGGGCGTCCTGCTGGGTGCTGTAGTCCCACTGGGTCTGGTTCCACTGGCGGTTATAGTCCCGCTCATCCTCGTTCCACGCCCGGTTGTAGTCCAGCTGTTCCTTTTGCAGGGCCTGGTTCAGCTCTTCCAGACGCCGCTGGTAATCGGTCTGCTCCTGCCCCTGATAGGCTCCCAGCTGGGCGCCCAAAAGCTCCAGATTGTTCTGCCAGTTGGAGAGCTTCTGGCTGTACGCCTGGTTGTCCAGCCCCATCACCGCGTCCAAATAATCTGCCGCCGCGCCCCGGTTGGCGTCCCACTGGCTGAGGGCGAAATTGCGGTCTGTGTTGTACTGCCCCAGCTGGTCCAGGTATTTGCTGTAGTCCATCTGCTCCTGGGTGTTCACTGTGCCCAGATCCTGCCGCTTCATGCTGTACTCGTTCAGATACCGCTGATAGGCGTTCTGGTACAGCTCGGGAATCTTGTCCGCCAGCTGCCCCGCGTAGTAGTCCCCCGCCTGGGACGCCGCCGTGGCGGCGTAGCTGGAGGGCCGTCCCGCGCTGGCGGCGCTGGCCTGGGCAAGGGTGTTGGCGGCGGCCCGGTCGCCCTCCCGCAGGTATTCCTTTTTGTAGGCGCTCCAGTTGGGGTCGCTGTCCTTGCTCCAGCTGAATTCGGGCCGGTTCACGATCTGGTCCAGGAGGTTTTTCTGCGTCTCCGCGTACTGGTTTTGGTAGGTGGGGGCGGTGCCGTTCCACTGGAAGGAGCCGGTGCTTTGAAGCCCCTTCAGCGCGTCGTTCATCTGCTGGGTGTAGGGGCTTTCATACTGGAAGGAGCCGTAATTTCCCAGCTCGTCCAGCTTCTGCTGCGCTCCGGCGGATGCGTTCCCCAGGTAGAGGTAGTCCGCCCCGTCCCCGCCGCCGCTGTAGTTGCCGCCCTCCTTCCGGGCCTGTTCGCTCAGGCTGTGGTAGTACGCCTGCTGGGTGGGGTCCTTGGTGTTGTTCCACCCGATCTTGGCGTTGAGGATGGTCATGCCCCTGTCCGGGTCCCGCTGGGCCAAAGCCAGGTCCTCCGCCGAGAACTGCTTTTGCAGCCCCGAGCTGTTCAGCTTCTTTGTAAAATCATCGTAAGTATGAGTTGCCATTTTATTGCCTCCCCGGTTTTGATCTCATGGCCGAGCCGGTATAGCTCTGCCGCGTCACGCTGTACACCCGGCATGCGCCGCACCCCTCCAGCCTCAGCCGGTAGTGGTCGCCCCGGCGGGGGATAATAGGCAGGATGTAACTGCGTTTGATGTTCTCGTTCATCACGGCCCCGGCGTCCCGCCAGACCCCGTCGGAATCGAACTGGAGGCTGGCCTTCACCCAGGCCCCCGCCTCCAGCTCCAGGCGCACCTGGAGCTTTCCCACGCCTTTTTTGTCGGGGCTTCCCTCGGTGAAGTCGCCGAACTCTGCGAACCACTCAAATGGCCCTTCCAAGGTGCTGTCCCCCGGCGGATTGGCGATCTCCCCGGTGATGTGGATTTCGCCCCTGTCATTGAGGTAATATAGGTTTCCCTCCCAGCGGGCAAAGTGAGTGGCCCGGGTTTCATCCTCAATGTGCCACAGCCCCGTCTTGGAGCCGTAGGCGTACAGCCGCGCCGCGCCCCGTTCGTCCTCCATGGACACGTAGTAGGTCAGCCCGTCGGAGCCTGCGGCGGCATTGCGGAAGCGCCCCGGCCCCAAAGCGTTCCCCACGGGCTGGGGGATGCCGCCGGAGTAGGCCATGATCCCCGTGCCGGACAGGTAATAGAGCGTCTCCCCGGCGATGGCAAGGCTTCCCTCGCTGCCGGCCTGGAGGCCCAGGGTGGCGCTGCCCATCACCTCAAAGTTGGAGGGCATGGAGCCGTAGACCTTGTAAATATGGTCTTCCTTGAAGAACACGGGGTAGCCCAGGTAGGACACGCCCCCGGTAAACTCCCCGGCGCTGCCCGTGTCCACGGCGTAGCTGTCGGTCCCAAGCCCGTCAAATACGTTCCAGTTGAAGGGATCCCCCAGCTTGGAGGCGTAAATGGTGGTCCCGTCGCACCCCCAGAGCCGGTTCTCGTTCTCGCACAAAAAGCGCAGGTCCGGCACCGTCCGTGCAACGGACAGCGCCCCCCTCTCGGTGTAGGGGGTATCGCCGTTGGCCCCGTCCAGGGTAAACACGTTTTCGTAAAAATACAGCTTGTCCCCGTCGATCTCCCGGATGATGGGGGTCTTGTTGTTCTCCGGGTGGGCGGTGCAGCCTGAGATCTCCACCGCGTCCCCCGGCTTAAAAAAGCTTGCCCAGTTCGCCCCCGGCGCCTCAATGGTGTTGGCGTCCGCCGCCTCCCCGTAGAGGGCGCCGTTGGTGAAGGTAAGGCTTCCGCCGCTCCATTTTGATTCCAGGTTCCCAAAGGTCCCCGTCCCGGTGTCGTAGTACGCCTTGTCCGGCAGGATGATGATGTATGCCCCCAGGGCGGCGAAGCGCTTTGTCCCCGGCGTGACCGTCCCCCGGCGCACGCCCTTGTAGTAGAACCCGTCCCCGTCCACCCAGCACAGCCCGTCCCAGGCGAACAGCCCGCCGGGGGCGGTAAGCGTCCTGTAGAGCCGCCGCGGCGGCCGGGTGGAGAGCAGGGGGCAGAGCCGCCCGGAGAGGTTTCGCATGTCCCATAGCTCCCCGTCCCCCGCGCCGGGGTTGTGGTTCAGCCCGCCGAATTTGACCTGGGTGCTCTTCCGCAGGCCGTCCCCGTAACGCATGGCGGGCAGCTTCATCGCGCGTCCTCCGATTTCGGGCGAACCGCGCACCGTTCCTCCAGATTCTCCAGCTCGTCCCGCAGAAGCTTGTACTTCTCCATGGCCCCGCTGACGGCCTGCATGGCCCCCGCCAGGGTCACCACGCCGGGGCCGCTCACCTGGATGGAGCACAGCCCCACCAAAGCGGCGTCCAGCGCCGTGCTCAGCCCGTCCAAAAGTTTTTTCACATTTTCGTTCATGTCAAACCCTCCAATCCTATATTACGTTCCCCAAACAGGCCTGCGGCCCGTCCGGGGACCCCTTTGATTCTACAGCTCAGCCCCGGCTTTCGCCGGGTCCCAGCGTAACTGTCTGAAAACAACAAGTTATTTTCAGACAGTTGCTTATGCACCGATGGGGACATTGTTCACCGTGACCTGGCCGTTATCCCACACCTGCAGCACGGTGGACCCGGCGTGAAGCTGCACAGCATCGCTCAGCACCACCACAGCGGCGCTGCCAAAGCTCATGCGCACCCCGGCGGTCGTAGCCAGGCACTGCGCGCCGTCCAGGCTCTCAAAACCGATGCCTGGCGTGCTGAATCCAGTGGCAGTCCGTCCCTGCATATATCCCAAGTAGCCGCCCGGATAGCCGCTGTCATCGTACACGGTGAGCTTCCCCATAAGCTTGATGTACTGGGAAAGAATCTGCCCTGTGGTAATGTTGTCTCCGTTGATGACGGTGCTGCCGGACTTGGCCAGGTCGGTAAACGTTACCGTTCCGGTGATCTGGATATTGGTTGAGGACAGCAGCACCCCGTTGGCATAAAGCCCCAGGACGGAGGAGTTTGCCCCGTTGCTGGCGGACAGGGTAAACCCGTTCACCGTCTGCTGGAGGGTGGACACGGCCCCCTCGGCATTCCCCACCCGTGTGGCCAGCCCCTGGGCCGTGGCTTGCAGGGATGTGACGTCGCCCTCCGCGTTGGTGATCCGAGCCGTCAGGCCCTGGGCGGCGGCCTGTAATTGGGTCACGTCCCCTTCGGCGTTTGCAATGCGGGCGGACAGGCCCTGCGCCGTAGCCTGCAGCTGGGTGATATCCCCCTGGGCGTTGCTGATCTGGGCGCTTAGCCCCCGGGCCGTGGCTTGCAGCTGGGTGATGTCCCCCTGGGCGTTGCTGATCTGCGCCGCCAGGCCCTGCGCGGTGATATTGAGCCGGTTGACATCTCCCTCGGCGCTGGCGATACGCATCTCAAGCCCCTGGGCGGTGACCTGGAGACTGGTAATATTACCCGCGGCGTCCTGCAGCTGCTTGTAAATGGGATCGGTAAGCTTGTCGGTAAATTTTTCCAGCTCGGTCTGGTTCATGTTGCTCATATCCAGGTTTCGCAGACAGTAGCGCAGATTTTCCAGGAGCACATATAAATAGTTCTGGATAATGTCAATCTTCTTGTTCACCGGTTCCTTGCCTGTAAACGATGGGAAATTCGTGTCCACGTAGAGCCAGTTGGACGGCATGGAATTCCCTCCTTTTAAAAAAAATAACTCCGCCCTGCACTTGACAGGGCGGAGAACTTTGGTATAATAAAAAATACAAGGGCGCTGCTGCGGCTGCGGTCAGCCTCCGGACAAACCTAATAAAAATAAGTTAGCCGCTTGGTGTGCAGACCAGGCGGCTAACAAGCTTTCAGGGTAATCAGCGTTATGACTAACAGTGTCATAATGAGATACCATAGACCTCGAAGTATCTTCTCACCCAAAGCCCTCACCTCCTCTCACGGAGATGAGTGCCAACCGCCCAGCGCAGCAGCGCCCAGGTCCCCCATACCAAGGGGGCTTTTTTACTATATCTTAGACACCCTATCCTGTCAATTCCTGTCGAAGCCGGAACGCCGGAAGGCTAACCCAGCACGCCTATCCTGTCCAGCAGGGTCATGGTGCGGCACATCTCCGCGCTCACATCCAGCGCCCCGCCGCCGGTGCCCTGCAATGCGCCCTTGTCCATGAGCTTCTTCACGGCGGGCTTGTACCACTCGGGCACGTCCTCCAGCGTGCGGCAGACGGGGAACGCCTCCGCAATTGCTTTTGCCGCAGCCTCTTCCGCGATTTTCTTGACCTCTTCCGCGGTCATATCGTCCTCTCCTTTTCCGTTGTATTTTCTGGCGTCCACAAGCCAGTACTGCCGCGCCTCGTTCCGGAAGGCAGCCGGATCCCCGTTAGCCCGCGCTGTGCTGGAGCTGATGGGGTCGAGGATCCGCACCTTGCTGTCCCAGTCCCATACGAGGATGTAGTGCCCGCCGGAGGTCCAAAAGCCGCGCTCTTTGGCGGACTTGGTGCCCATGAGGGCGATCACCCAATAGCCTTGCGCAAGGTAGTCCCTCACCTGGTCATGTACGGGATGGTCCGGCTTGTTGATGATCCGGCTTCCCAGCAGCTGCCTGCACTCGATGCCGTATGCCGCCAGCTGGGGCTTGAAGTACCCGTAGGCGGTGCCCTGGTTGGCGTACTTATACCCGTGCGCCCTGGACCAAGCGCAAGCCTCCGCAGGGGTAAATTCGGGGTCCTTGAGCGCGGCGATGCACATGGCCGCACAGGTGGGGCCGCAGCCGGAGGACTTGATGGTCTTGTCCTTCTCCCCCGGCCCGTTGTAGGGCACAGCGGCCCACCGCTTGTCGTACTGCTTGTAGCTCACCGGCCGCTTGTTCACGGCGCCACCTCCGGCAGGCCGCCCAGGCTGGTGAGCAGCGAGAGCACCCCCGCCGCCAGGGCGGTTCCCGCCGCTGTGGTCCAGTCTACCGCCGTAATACTTACCGCCGCCGGAATCAGGGCCACGGCGGTCTGCGCCATCGTCTTGAGCGCCCGGATCCCCGCTGCCTTTACCCAATCCATCCAATACCGGTCTTTCATGTTAGCCCTCCTTTTACGCGAATAGTGTGCTGACCATATCACAGCCCCAGCCGCCCCAGCAGGAACGCGATCACCGCCGCCGCCACGGCCCAAATAGCCTTGTCCACAAGGCCGTCCCAGCGCTTCCCAGGCTTTTTCTCCATCACATCCACCTTCCTTCCCAAGGCGGTGACATCGGTCTTGATCTCCGCCATCGTCTCGCCCTGGTGCTTCTGTTCGGCGGCCATGACCTCGACGGCGGTGGTGAGGCGGTTGAGCACGTCCACCCGCTCTGCCAGCTCGTCCAGCCGGTGGGTGTTGGACTTGCACCGCTGCTCCATCTCCACCAGTCTGCCCATCAGCTCATCAGTATTCACTGTCTCATCCCTCATCGGAACACGACCTTGACCACATTGGGCGACACCCGCTCCATGACCCGCCAGCTCTGGCCGGGGACGTATGTCCCAGCCGCGGCGGCGGTGCCGCCGGCCGCCGCCTGGCAGAACCCGCCCGCCTGACAGCTGCCGTCGTCCCGCAGTGAGAGGACTCCCAGCATGCCCACGGCGCTCCACTCGGGGCGGTCCTTGCGCTCCACATAGGGCTGGGAGGCGTCGTAGCCGGGGTTGGCCTTGTAGCGCCAGCCGTGGATGATCTCCCCCGTCTCCACCTCTTCCGTCTCGCCGGTGGGGTTGCCGCCGCCGTCCAGGACGGGGCGGCTTTCTGTGACGGGCGTGTCCACGTCCTCCTT